GATAGGCGCCCATGTCGCCCTTGACGCGCCGCATCACGTCGCCCGTCATCTCGACGACGCCCTGAACCTTTTTCAGGTTGATACGGGAGTTCTTGATGACCGGCCCATCGGGCACCGGGATGTACTCGCCCTCGGCCCGGGCGCCCACCCCAGCCGGAAGCTGGAAGTATTGGGCCGTCTCGATGTAGCGCCCGCCGGTCGTCTCGTCGTTCTTGACGTTGTTGTCTTCGACGAAGTAGGACAGCAGCTCCGAGTCGGACACGACGTTGTAGATGACGGGGTCGTTGAAGAAGATCTTGAGTGCCTCGTTGATGTCCGAGGCGCCGCCGGCATTGAAGGCGGTGGTCGTTACTCCGGGACTCAGGAGGAACGGCATCGCGCTCAGGGCGGCGGGTGCGAAGAGCGCCACGACCAGGAGGGTGCAGAGCACCCCCAGGCGCGTGACGCTGAAGCGAAGCAGTTTCATAAGAACCCCCTACGTCACAAGGTCCGCAACGAAGGGCGCGTCGACGGGTTGGTCAGCCCCCAGTAAGGAGCTCCTTCAACGAGGCGATGCGCTCCATGACGCCTTGCTGGGCAGGGAGTTCGATCTTCGTCGGTCGGGCGCCAGCCCCAGCACCGGGGATGGCGGCGGCTTCGCGTCGATCTGCGCTCGCTGCCTTCAGCTTTGCGCCAGTCGCGAGAGCCGTGGGTACGTCGGGGATGCTAGGCGCGGGGGCCTTCTTAGGGGCGGCCGCGGTAGCGCGACGGAGCGGCTGTCCACTGGACAGGCCGGCCAGAGCCGACTCGGGCGTGAGCCCGTGGTGGCGGAGCCGACGCTCGAGGATACCGATTACGTCCTCCGGGCGCAAGCGGGCCACCTTGGGATTCGCCCGGCACCAGTTTGCGACGTCCGTGAGCGCGTCATCGCGGAACAGCGCCGCCTCGTCTTCACTCATGTCGGCGGGGACGATCGCCTCCACTGTGTCGCGGATCTTGCGCCCCTGCTCCCGGACGGCACTGAGCTGCGCGAGCTCGCGCTCGGTCTGCCGACTGCGATCCGCCCGGTCCTTCCCGAGCTCCGCACGACGCGCGCGCGCCTTGTCGGGATCCTGCCACTCCTCGAGGTCGGTGGTGACGGCCTCGTAGACGTTGGGTAGCGAGAGGAGGTGGCGCACGAGCTCGACCTGAAGATCGGGCTTCACCCGTTCGGCGAGGAACCCGATGGGGTCGAGCTCCAAGTGCTGCTCGACCAGGTCTAGCTCCTCGCGCTGGCGAGTCACTGCCTCCATCGAGCGGGCGAACTCGTCGCGCCGCAGGCCACCCTTGAGCGCCTGATTGAGACGTTCAAGCGTCGCCGCATCCTCGACGGCCAGTTTGATGGGTTCCTCGCCCGGGCGCCGCCCGGGGATCTCGGCGATGAACTCCGCTTTCTCCTCGGCCGCGCCTTCCGGCTTCTCCCCCTCGGCCTCGCCTTCGGGCTTCTCTCCCTCGACAACCGGCTTCTCGCCTTCTGGCTTCGGGGTCTCGCCCTCGGCCGGTTTCTCTTCGACCGGCTTCTCGCCCTCGACGGGCTTCTCTTCCGTCACGGGCTTCTCCTCGACCGCTTGCGCGGCGGCCAGGTTGTCGCGCGCCGCCTGCACGGCCCCGGCGATCGTGGTCGGCTTCGCGGGCTGCTCGACAGGCTTCTCTTCCGTCACTGCGGTCGGTGGCATGGGGTCTCCCTCGGTGAGCTATGTGACCCGGCGGGCACGCTTCACCTTGCCCTTGCGCTCGGGCAGCTCGCTCAGCTTGTGCCCGTGGGTCTTCGAGACGATCTCGGCCGCTGTCTTCTTGTCCATGCCGCCCTTCTTCGCCTTCCCGGCGAGGACGACATGGGCGTAACGGACCTGGGCCCTGGATTCCGGCATTAGGCGGCGGCTCCGGCTTGGGCGGCCTGCTCGGCGGCGGGTGGCTGCGGTGGGCCAGCGCCAGCGCCCCCGCCTTGCTGATTGATCCCGGCGGCGCCGGTGATACGGGCGGTCATCACGGCCTGCTTCAACGCCTGGAGCTGCTTCGCCGCGAACGCCTGCTGGTGCATCGTCCGGTGAATGACGAACTGCGACTGCGTCTCCGGCGCGACCCGCAGGAACTCGGGCGCGGCCATGAAGTTGTCGAGCACAGCGAGGTGGACCTCATCGTCGTACCACTCGAACACGGGGATCTGCGTGGCCGGCACGCCGCGGGCGAGCTGCCCGTTCTCCTGCTGCGCCGTCACGAAGTGCACGCCGCCCGGCCAGGCGGTGCGGGCGAGGTGCGGGAAGCGCGCCATCTCGAGCCACTTCTGGATCGCGCGGGGATCCCCCGGCAGGCCGAAGGCGCCCATCTGGTACATCTGATTGACCCGGTTGATGCGCTCCGAGCGGCTCTCGGGGAGCATCGACTCGATGTCGGCGATGATGTTGACTTTCCCCTCGCGGAAGAGCTCGGGGTAGACGTACATCGTCCGCGGCACCGAGTCCTCGCCGGCGTACTCGATCACCTTCTCTTCGGTGTAGAGCTTGCCGAAAATCACGATCCAGTCGTCGGCCATCCGCGCCAGCTCTTCGACGGTGCGGCGCGCGGTGCTGCCGAGGAAGCGATCGGAGTTGTAGCGCAGCTCCTTGATGAGCTTGCCGGACGGATCGGTCGTCGGCGGTGAGCCCTCGGCGCCTTCCACGTTGCCGAGCTTCTCGAGCTCCTCCGTCATCAGCTTGTGCGAGTTGTAGACGTCGCGCCCGAGATTCGGCGGCGGCACGAACTCGAGCGCCGGCACGCCAGCCCGGCGCCGCACGGCGTAGCGCGCGCCCGGCTTGTTGGTGAACTCGACGTTCTGGAGGCCCGACTGGTCGTCGAGCAGCGCGATCGGATCGGAGACGAGGTTCGCGTGCTGCTGGATCTGCGCGATGTGGCGGTTCACCGCGCGGTTGATCGGGTTCAGCATCTCCTGGGGGCTCGTGCCGCTCGGCCGGCCCATGACCTTCACGAAGTCGAACGTGCGGATCGAGCTCGCACTCTTGAAGCGGAACGGCCGCTGGCCGTCGCGGAGCACTTTGTCTTTCGTCGCGACGAGGAGCCGCCCGCCCGGCTGCCGGTCGTCCTCCTCCATCCCGGGGAACGCGCAGGGCCGTTGCCAGAGAGACAGGACCTCGCAGTAGCCTTCCCCGACCGGCGAGCTCCCGAACTCGGCGCCCGGCTTCGCGGAGGCGGCCCCGAAGAATCCGGTCCCAAAGAGCAAGCGGGTGAGATAGCCCGGGTCGTCGGTGCCGTCGAAGATCGCATCGGGCTGGACCTCGACGCCGAAGAGCTCGTACACCTCCTCGGGCGTCAAGAAGCTGCGGAGCTCGTGCCACGACTTCTCGTGCCAGGGCTGGGGCCCCCACTGCCCGCGGACCTCGAGACACGAGAGGACGTCGATGCGGAGGTCGCCTTCCCGCTCGGTGTAGGCTGTGCCCGTCTGGAGGCCCTCGGTCGTGAGCTGGGCCTGCGGCACAAACTCGCCACTCGCGTCAGGGGCATACGGCGCGTCGGGCACCACGCGCACGATCGGCTGGCCGTCGGGACCGGGCACGGGCATCCCGTCGGGGCCGAGCAGTTGCAGCGCCGCGGGACCGCGCGCGGCCTTCAGCGCGCCCTTGCGCGGATCGACCACCGACATGAGGTGCGCCCGGCCGCCTGGGATCATCCAGGCCATCAGGCGATCGAGCACCTCGAGCATCTGCGTCTCGCGCCACTTAGTCTTGAAGATCGTGTCCGCGACTTCGGCGAGCTCCGCGTCGAAGCGGTCCCCCGTCGATGGTTGGAAGGTGAGAATCGGCGGATTCTCGGTGAGCCGCGAGTGCGTCAGGATGTACCAGTACAGCACGCGGTTCACGACGGGCCGCTGGCGCCAGCGACGTTCGTCGTCGGTCATCCACTGCGTGATGTCGAGAAACTTCTGGAGGTAGGGGTTGTAGACGCTCCAGTGCTGCCCCGCGAGCATCCGAATGTTCTCTTCGACCTGGCGATCGCGACGCCGGAGCAGCTCGTCCTGTCCGTGCCAGAATCGCTTGGCGAGCGCGACGCGTTTCGCGTCGAACTCGTCTGGCGTGAACGGCTCGGCGCGGAGCGGCGGGACGCCAACGTAGCCGGCCATCTAGGTCTGGCTCGCGTCGCAGAAGGTGATGTTCCCATTGCCGGTCGGGGTGAACGTGATTTTCACGAGGCCCTCACCGTAGTGTGGGTCGATGTCGAGGATCGCCTCGACGTTCACCGTGACCGCGACGTCGACGGGTTGCATCTGCGTGTACGGCGTGTCCACGCCGTCCGGCCGGACGAAGCGCGCGGCGAGCGTGCCGCCGGCCCCCGACGTTTTGAAGCGCAGGCGCATCCGCTCCGCGCCCGCCGTCGGGATCGTCGTGCTGATCGGCACGGCGTTCAGGAAGGGCGAACCGGCGACGAAGTCGCCCCCGACCGCCCAATGGCCGCGCCGCTCGCTGACGACGGGTTGACGGGTCATCGCTACGCGGGCGCGCCCGCGGCGACGGGGACGCCGAGCTTATCCGCGCAGATGGCCGCGACGGTGTGCTGGTCCCACATCGACTGCCCCAGGGCTTCTCTTTTCTCCTGGATCTCGTCGATGGTGACCGACTCACAGGGGATGGTGGCGCTGTTCATCCCATCGGACGCGACCACGCTCACGGAATAGGCTGTGAAGGGATCGCCGGAGCCGTAGGACGCGAGGTAGAATCGCAAGAGGGCCACCGTCAGGCTCCCGTGAAATAGGAGACGTTGCCGCGCCAAATGGTTTGGAGCTGGAGCGGGGCGACAATGGTGGTTGCTGTGTTTGCCACCGCAGACCTTAGAGGCGTGGTTGGTTGATAGTTGATAACCATGGGGGCAAGGCCGGCGTTGACGACGGCTTGTTCCGTGAGCCAGACCGGATTGCCGGGCAGGTTGGTGGAGGTGATGAGTACGCCGGCGGCATTGGCGACGCCGACCACGCTGTACAGCTTCACCCACTGGATCGACGTGATGTAGTGAAAGAGCCCCGCGCCCGCGGCGGGCAGGGTGATCGTCAGGGCGGTGTTCACCGCGGCGGTGCCGGTGACATGGAGCAGTGCCGCGCGTTGCTCCGCCACCGCGGGCAAGACGGTTTGATCGGAGGCGAGGACGACGGGCACCGACGCCGCCATCGTTTTCTGTCCGACCAGGGCGGCGGCGCCATCGGACAGGCGGACAAACGCCGGTGCGGCGACCGCAGCGGAGATCGGGACCGCCGACTGGTCGCTCGCGATCGAGACCGCGAGGGCCAGCGCCATCGTCTTCTGCCCCAGTGTGGCGGGGAGCTGGCCCTTGAGCGCGGCGTCGATCACCGCGCCCGCCGAGTCGAGGAGCTTCACCCGCCCCGCGAGCCGGGCATCGCGATCGGCGACGTCGAAGAGGAGTCCGCCCGTGAGGGCTCCCAGGTTCACATCGAGGCGGCCGCCGACGAGGGCCGCGGGGAGCTGCCCCTTCAGCGCCGGGTCGATGACGGCGCCGGCGGAGTCCAGGATCTTCGCGCGGCCGAGCAGGCGGGCATCGCGGTCGGTGACATCCACCGTGGAGCCCCCACCCGCCGACGGGATGACGCGGACGGCAAGCCCGTAATCCCCCGCCGCCGGATCGGCATTCAGGACGCGCGCGCGCGCGGCCGGTGTTTCCTGGTCCGTGACGACCGTTCCCACGCGATGCACGAGCCCCGCCGCCGTCAGTACCTCGAGGAGGTCGAGGAAGCGATCGGTGACGATGATGGCCTTGCGCTCGGTCGCGGCCATTAGGGCTTCACGCTCGCGACGAGGAGCTCGATAGCCTCGTCGATTGTATGGGCGGTCGCTGCGCGGACGGTGCCATCAGGGAGATGGAGCCGCACGCGCCACATGCGACTGCCGACGAGCTGGACGGAGTGAAAGGCGTGGTGCCGGATACGGAGGGCCGTCAGCCGCCGCGTCGGGGTGTTGGCTTCGAGCGGGTACGGAAGTTCGGGCGTTCGGTAGCGCGCCCACAGCCACTCTTCGAGGCGCGCGGTGAGTCGGAGCAAGAGGCGGCACAGGCGCTCGCGCACTTAGTTGCTGTAGGGGGTCTGGAAAATATCTACGTAACTCACCGTCGACGGCGCCCCGCCGTTCACCACGGCCACCTCGAGATACGCGTGCCCGGGGTTCGCGGCGACGTCGATCACGAGTTCGGTCGCGGCCACGAGGGCGGTGCCGGGGTCGGCTGGGTTCGAGGCGGTCGGCGTGACGCTGGTCAAGTGATCGGCGATCCGCCAGCGCAGGCGCAGGGTGCCGCCCGCGGAGACCTTCGCAACGACGCGGATGCGCCCGGAGCCCGCGCAGGCCACGACGACGCCGTTCGTGTCGTTGGCGGGGATGACGACGCCGGGGGCGAGGAAGCCGAGTAATCGTTGGGGGGGGCGCCACGGCATGGCGGGGGCGTTGCGGATCTGGCCTGGCGGAAGGTCGGTGATGTTGACGGCCATGTGGGCTCGGCGCTCCTAGGAGGTCGTCCGAAGATATAGGTCGTGCACGGGCGGGGCAATCACACGCCGAGCTCGGGGAGGTCGGGCGACGCCTCGTTGCCCGCGAGCATGGCGAGGACCTGGTGGCGCGCGTCCTCGGGCGAGAGCGTGCGGCCCGCGGCGTCGGCCTCGCGCTGCAGATGCTCAATGCCCTTCCGAATCGTCGCCTCCGAGAATTGTGCCTCCGCGGCCGCGCGGCCCACCGAGATCGCGCGCCCCTCGCCGTCTACTTCGTCGGGGAGTCGGGCGGCACGGGGGGCGCTGGGGTCGCCGGTCGAGGCGAGGCGCTCGGCGGCGCGGCGGCGTCCGCGCTCGCCCCACCAGAGGCCGAAGAAGACGCCGGCGCACTGGCCGAGGAGGACGACGACGACGAGGGCAACGGTGAATCGGTCGATGGGGCCTCCGGGGTAAAGCCGAGGATCGGCGTGAGCAGCCAGCGCCAGAGGCGGCGGTACCAGGTCTGCTGTTGGCGCGCGCGCGCCTGCGCGCGCTCGTAGAGCAGGAAGAGCAGCCCCAAGTCCGCGCGCGTGACGAAGCGATCGGGGCTCTGGGCGATCCAGTCCTTGACACTGACGCCGGCCCCGAGCGGGCGCTTACGGGAGTTCTTCATAGTTCTCGTCGGGCCGGCGGTGGAACGTGCGGTCGCCGCGGCCCTTCATGCCGCGGTCGCGATCGGCGGCGAGCATCTCGGGATCCCAGGCGCTCGGCTCGGACACCCCGCCCCAGGTGGACTTGGCGGGCGAGGGGCGCGAGGCGATCGCGTAGCGGGTCTCGTCGTAGAAGTCGTCGCCCCCCTCCCCCCAATCGTCGGCGTCCGTCTTCAGGACGTCCTCGGGGTCGTCGGGGTCGATGACGCGCGTCTCCAAGACGTCGAAGCAGCGGCGGTTCGTCTCGGTGTCGAAGAAGCGGAGGCGCGGGTGGATGTCGGTTTTGTTGGGCCCGCGGCCTTTGTACGAGAACGCGTCGCGGAGCGCCTGCAGGCCCATCTTGCGGTCGATGTTCGCCTGCGAGAGCGGGAGGCCGAGCGTGCTGAAGGTGTCGGCAATCGTCGGGGTGTCTTCGCCGCGGGCCTTGATGTTGGCCCACGCGTCGTGGCCCGCGCTGATGTAGGTGAGTTTCGGGATCCCGAGCTGCGCGAGCCGGCCGTTCACGCGCTGCGCGATCTCGTGGGGCAGGAGCCGGCGCCCGGTCACGGTGTCGATCTTGAAGACGTCGCCGTCTTCCGACGTCGTGTAGAACCCGAACGAGAACGGATGGTTGTAGCCCCAGTCGAAGGCGCCGAAGACGGGCCAGTGTCCCGGGCGCTCGAACGCGGGGATCAGGTGCACTTCGCGGCGGAGCTCGGCGAGCGCGGACCCGGCGCCCGCGGAAAAGTCGCCGTCGCGTTGCCAGGAGCGCCAGGGCTCGGGCAGGCGATCGAGCTTCTCGGCGTAGCGGGGGTCGCGCTGCATGAGCTCGGCGTTGTCGGTGAGCCGGGCCTGGAGGAAGGCGAAGTCTTCCGGCTTCTCGCCGTCCTCGGTGTGGAACCGCTTCTCGACGAACCACCGCTTGTACCAGAAGTGGCCGGGGCCACCCGGGTTCGAGGGGAAGAGCGCGAACGGCCGCGCCATCGGCACGGTCGCGCGCAGCCGGTTGCCGGTGAGCCAGTTGACTTGGAAGTGGGAGTAGTGGGTCGCCTCCTCGAAGATCATCCAGTCGTATTCGGGGCCCTGATAGATGAAGACGTCCTGGTCGTTTCGGAGATAGCCGAAGTAGGAACGGCTGCCGTTGAACCAAGAGACGAGGAGGTCGTTGCCGTTCCACTTGTAGAGCTGGCGGCCGGCGATGACGGCGGGCACCTCGGCGCGGAACTTCTGGACGTGGTTTTCTTTCACCTCGCGTTCGGTGCGGCGGAAGAGGATGCCGGTCGAGCCGGGCCACATGAGCGCGGCGGCGGTGAGGACGGCGCGCGAGAGGTAGGATTTGCCGCCACCCGCGGCGCCGCCGAAGCCGATGTAGGAGGGCCCGGGGGTGTTCTTGGGCCGGAAGATCGGCGTGAGCTGGTACGCCTCGTACTGTTTCGGCTGCAGGGCGTAGAGGACGAGGTTCAGTTCTTCGATCGTGACGACGGGGATCTTGACGATCGGTGGAGGGGCGGTCATCCGAACGCGATCGCCGCCTGCTCGTTCAGCCACCGCCCGTGTTGGATCAGGTACTGATTGAGCGGGTTGAGCCCATACTTCGCCCAGAACGCGGCGGGCTGGAGCTGCTCCTCTTCGTGGTGGTGCGCGCGGCAGAGCGAGACGGCGATGTCGCCGTGGATGCGCGTCTTCGGGGTGTGGGCCGGGTCCGAGCTCGTTTCTTGGCGGAGGCCGAGGTGTTCGCAGACGACGCAGCGTTGCCAGCGGAGCCAGGCGAGGAAGCCGGGCTCGCGGAGGATCTCGGGCTTCGGGGCGGCGGTCACGCGAGTCCCGCGGCGACGAAGCGCGCGCCGTGCAGGAAGTTGTCCGCGACCGGCCGGCAGAGCTCGCCGGCGGGGGCTCCACACTCCGTGCACGGCACCGCCTTCGCCTGTGCCCACGCCTCGACCATGTTCTGGAGGGGATTGCGGAGCATCCGGTCGACGTCGGCGTCGGTCACGAGCAGTACCAGCGGACGGCGATTTTCAGGGCGCGGGCGAAGTCGCGGCGGCGCTCGAGGCGGGCGAGGTAGGGCTCGAGGTCCCACAGCCGCTTGCGGCGCCCCTTCACGGGATCTCTTTCACGACGATCGCGCCGTTCGGGGACCCGAGCGCCACGACCCCGACGGGCATCCGGACGTCGGCGAGGATGGGCGTGTTCGGCCCCGTGCAGGGCGGCAGGTGGCGCAAGATGTCGTCGGCGACGAGAAAGGCGTGGACGAGCTTCTCGTCCGTGGTCACGGAAGCACGTCGTCGTAGATCTGCTCGGGGTGAATCCCGAGCTTCTCGACGGCCTCGAGGTACGCCCCCTGCTTCGGCTTCGTAGCGTCGATCATCTCCTGCGTGATTGTCACCTTCGTCGAGACGTCGCCGGGGCACGGGCAGAGCTTCCACCGCGTGTCGTGTGTCAGGCACCAGAAGTGCCCGTGCCGCTCCTCGAGGTGGAGCTCGACCGGCTCCCTCACGGGAGGGGCCCGAAGGGTGGGCGGGCGTTGCCGACGTTGACGGAGACGTAGTGCTCGACGAAGAGGCCGCCGGCCAAGACGAGGACGGCCGCGATCGACTCGAGGGACAGGTTGAACGGGAGGCCGGCGAGGATGAGCCACGCGACGAGCGTGACGACTTCGAGGGCGGTGAACAGGATGACGCCGATCAGGGCACGCGACATAGAACCTCCGTTAGGAGCGGGGGGCGAACCAGACCGCGTAGACGATCACCGCGACGACCCCCCCGTACAGCAGCCAGAACCCGATGTCGACCGCCCAGGTCGCCGCCGACTTCCCGAAGCCCGTGAAGCGGCCCTCGCGCTCGAGCCGCTCGAGGTCCGCGGCGGCCAAGAGCGACAGGTGGCGCCGGCGGGCATCCTTCTCGACGACGATGGTCATCGGGGGAAGCCGCTCCCCGAGGCTGCCCGGTCGTCATCGTGGACGCCTCTCCCGGGCATTACTCGGAGCAAGGACCGAGACTCCGGCCGGCGGCCTCGGCGCGGCAGGAACATTTCACGCCGAGCGGCCACGTCCACGCCGCGCACCCGGACCTCGAGGGGAGCAGCGGGCCTCACGATGCGGGCGGGGGATCGCCGATGGCGACCTTCACGGTGAACGCGCCCCGGCCGTTCTGTTCGAGATGTCCGTTCGTCTCGAACCCGATCTCCGCGCCCGCGGGGATGTTGAGCGGCGCCTGCGCGACCAACGCCTCGATCGCGTCCAGCGCCCGCACGGAGGCGGGGGAACCCTGCACCTGCCCCCGGCCCATGTCGAAGCACCGCTTCACCTCGCTCGCAAACGCGGCATCCCGCGCTTTCCCGCTGAACGACCAGCTCATGGGGCCTCCTTGTCCGGCATGGTAGTGATCGCGGCTCCCTCGGGCGGCGCGCGCAAGGCGCGGAACTCGTCGTACGTCCAGCTCCGCGCCGGATAGGGCGTCTGGGCCGCCACGCCTTCGAGGATGTCGCGCAGGTGCTCGACGTACCGTCGCAACAGGGCCAGCCGCGGGGGCTCCGAGAGGTCGGGCGCCGACGACTCGGTGATCGCGGCCGGGGGCGACTTGAGCCGCTCGGCGGCCTCGAGCAGCAGGCCCACGACGTCGGGGCGCACCCCTTCCCGCGTCTGCACGCTCATCAGGTCGAGCATCGACGCGATCGCCACGAGCGCGGGGGCTATCCCGCCCCACACCTCGACCAGCCGGTCGTACTCGACCCGCAACCGCTCCACCGCCTTCACCCGCTCGGCCCCGTTCAGGCGGTACGCCCCGCCCGTCATACCCTCCACCTCCATCACTCGGCCCCCCTACTCGGTTTCACGTGAAACTGCCGCGTCGCTGTCACCAGAATCACGACGAAAGTCTCCCAAATCCCGGGAAAATACCCGCCACTCCCGACACCATCCCATCACTAACACGACGAAAGAACCCCAAAATCAAAAACTGGGTCGCACGAGCCTAGCTGTCACCTGGGGGCCCCGCGCTCCGCTTTTCCCTTTCGGCCTTCCGGGTGCGCGGTGCGGTCGGCTGCGGGTGATCGACCGTGCGTTTCGTGCTCGACTCCCCCGACAAGCGCCCCGACAGGTGCGGCGGGCAGATGGCTAACGCCTGCAAGCGCAGAAGCATGGCCAGCCTGCCTGCCCCTGATGCCCGATCAGTCGCCATCGTGTGCGGCCCTTACGGCGATGGTGAATGGCGCCCCGTCCGCGCCCGTCAGCTCGGTGCGGATGGGCACGCCGCCACGCGCGAGCAGCAGGTCAAGCGCCTTGATCCGGTCTTGGATGGCGACCTGCTTCCCGTCCTTCTCGGGCAAAGTGCCCTTGAGGGCGATATGCGTTAGCTGGCGGGCGGCTTTGGGCGTGGCGGCCTCAAGGATTCGCCGCGCAACCGCTGAGTGTGTACGGCTTTTGTTGCCGGGATTGCCACGCCGAAGGGCGCCGCCATGCTTCTGCGGCTCTAGTGGTGCTGGCAGTAGGTGCGTAGCTGCTGTCACGCCACCAAGGTACGCCTAGGCGGCTGTCCGAGCAAGCGCCGAAGGACACCCCGGAGCGCGAGCGCGAGCGATGCACGATTTTGCTGCGCCCGATTCACAGAGGCGCGGGCCGGTTTTGCTACGCGCCTTCTGCTGCGGGTGTGGTGGGTTTCGTGGTGCATGGTGGGCATAGACGGCGAGCGGCCCGGCTATCTGAGCCCGGGCCGTGTGTGGTGGGTGGGGTTGGCCGGCTGCGCCGGCCCGGGGCTAGTCCGGCTCGGGTGGGTCGAAGTCGCTGGCTTCGTCTGCGAGCCGTTCCTGGTAGTCCTTGGGTGTGGTGTCGAGGGCGGGCGTCTGCGGGCCGCCGTCCCCCGGGGTGTTGGCGTGCGCGGTGCGGATATGCTCGGCGCGTTCGGCCTGAGTGAGCCACTCGCGACTACAGTGCGGGCACATCATGGGGTCGCCTCGATGAAGTGCAGGAAGCCACCGAAGCGGCCGGCGCGATACGCGGCGCTGGCGGCGGCGGCGGCGTCGGTTTGGGTGGCGTACAGCTCGGGGTAGTCCTGTCTGACTCCACGCGCGTCGTAGGTGTAGACGCGCCAGTGCGTCTCACGCGTGCGCTCGTCCGTGAAGCCGTGATTGCATCCGCCGAGCAGCGGGTGACACACGTGCGTCGTGTCGTCGGGCTGGGCCAGGCGCTGCGCGGGCGTCAGCTCCACGATGGCGGGAACGCCGCAGCGCGGGCAGGGGCACAGCGGGATGAGGGGCACGGCGGAGGCCGGGACCTTGGGGGCGGGCGCGGTCATTGGTCGAGCCCCCGGAGGAACGCTTCACCCGCGCGCGTCCACTCCATGCGGGCGGCGTCCAACTCGTCGGCCGTGGCGTTGTCACCCTTCTCGCGCAGCGCCGTGTCTACTTCGGCTGCGTACCCGTTGACGGTGTGCGCGTAGGTCAGGCAGGCGTCGTGCAGCGCCTTCGCGCGCGGGTCTTCGGTCTCGCCGGCCAGGTGGCGCTCGACAGCGGCCAGCGTGGCCTCGATCTCGTTCGAGTCGCTGGCCTGGACGTACACGTCCCACGAGCCCGCGCGGTGATCTGTGAACT